CACCTGTGCAATTTTGCCTGTGCATTATTTGACGTTTTCGATAATAACCGTTTTCCCGTTGTGGGAATAGCAAGCGAGGCAATCTATACATTTTTGGCCTGTGCAATCCTGAGTGCGCCAGATTTTCTTGCGCAATCTATCCCGCGTTAATTCGGCACTACCGCTTTCGACGTTATTGAATGACTTGTGAAAGCCACGCGGCGGATCGATAATTTTGCCTATTGTGGGATTCGAAAAAATCAAGATCATGTTAGGCGGTATTAGGCCTTTATGGTTCCGCACTATAGTCGCGCGTTTAGTCCACAGTGCAAAGTTACAGTGCGGGTTTTTTTCGGCAATGGTGCACAAATTAGCGAAATGTAGCGCGTTAATCAGTTCGCCATGCCCCGAGAATCTGACCCACGCCTGATTTATAACTGGGACATCAGTAAATTTTAATTTGACGCGAGATAAAAATTCAGAATTGCGCTGAAACTTAGGTACGCAATTTTTGCGGTGCTTAAGCAACATAGAAAACGAGTAACACTTAGCGCATATATTATTGAGCGCCTTTTTAGCGTTGCGCTTGATGCAAAACTCGTTAGTCGTTGTATCAGTGTTAAGGGCCAGCAAACCAGCGAGTTTGCCGCTCATGGTCGAAAACATATCGAGAGTTAGCATTTTTAGAACCCATTTGTTAAATGAGCGCCTAAAATAACCTAATCTTCGGGCAGTGTCAACCTATATTTTTGTTTTTTGTAAGGCGATTTTTTACTGTGAGATTTTGCAGCATTTTTATTATGCTTTGTGACTAAATCCCGCCGCTTGCGAACTTTCTCGCGGCTTTCAAAACTGCTCATTTTTGTATTATACTGTGTGCTGTGAAATTTGTCAAGTCTTTTGTGTGAAATAAACTGGCACGATTCTTGCTATTATATAATAATATATAATATATATATAATATATATATTTATATTATATATATACTGTTAGGGTATCACACTTTTTATGATTTGTCAATACTGTGGCCTCTCACTTATTATGTGGTTTAACTGTGTGTTTTTCTTCGTGAAACAGGTAAATGTCTTAAAAATACCATAAAAATACCACTATTTGTGCTTGTGTGTTGCTGTGTTTTGAGTTAAACTGGCCTTTCATCGGATTTTTTCCGAAAGATTGGAAAAACATGTACGAACTTGGAGAATGAAAATGATTAAATGCATACACTGTGGATCAAATATGATCTGGGGATCTGACGAATCACAAGAAAATGATAGTTTCATAGATTCGTTTTACTCATGCATCAATGAGAATTGCGACACCACTGCGACCTTCACCCACAAAATGATAAAAAATGAAAATTACGTCACCACTGCGACGGGAATCAGATACTCAAAAGAATATTGTCTGGAAATTATTCGCAGTGTGATAGACCCAGATTCAGAACTGTACGACGACATCAAGTATCACATTGGAGAATAATAGAAGATCTGAGTAATAGAAAGGTGGCCCTAGTAATAGAGAGCGGCATAACAGGATATAATATCATGAATATGGAAAAAGTTGAAGAAGGCGTAAGGTATTTGCTGCAAAACTATAGCATGGCAGAAGCAGATATGATATCATCTACTGTGCAGGACATACTTGCAGAGTATTTGGACAGACAATTATCTCAAGATACGGAGGAATGATGGAGCAAGAAATACTTGAAGGCGACCTTGTGCTTGTGGTAAATGACCATGAGGCAGGATGGTACAGTGTCGAGGAAATTGAGGCTGTAGAACACTGGGACTGCTACGGAGGTGGAGAAACTTACCATGTTCGTTACACTCCAGCGTATCATATAGCAAATAAGGACTATTCCATACAAAAAACTGTGACTCGTGGTCAAATTGACGATCACATGCCAGTAGGTAAAGGATTTTAATGAAAGAGGCAGATATACTACTAGACAAGATAAAAAAACTTTGTGATGAAATGCTGTCAAACAATCGCAAAACGATGTCTAAAAACAAGTATCTTGATAGATGCTTATCAATGATCGAGGATATGCAGAATCTTGAGGATGTGACTAAGAATTTTACCTACCTTAAACCTTGGTATGTGAAATCTTCCTTTGAAATCTACCTTAAGATGCAAGGTAAGTCCGGGCCAGATTTTGCGCCTGTTGGCAAGGAAATACCTATGAGCGCTCTATCGAAAGAGCAAACTACTCAAGCGCGAGGGAGATATGCTAAAATGAACTGGCATTCTATTGGGCATGCTAAACCGGAGTCTGGCAACCCGCTAAGAGGATATTATGACCCCAAGCAGGAAAAACAGGGATTCCACAAGCACTTAAACAAACCTTTAAACGAGTCAGAATATTGGGCGGCTAAACATGACAAAAAAAGATGACTTAAAAGAGCATTACATGGCATGCTTATCGGAGATTACAAATTCTCTTCATTTTCTGATAGACTACATTGCGATGATGAAGTCTTCTGTGTTAAATCCAGATGGCGAGTACGATTTTTTTACCGAAGAGCAGAGAACCAGCATAGCCGATATTTTGGGCGATGGCCTTGATGACCTTGACGAACTAATCATAGAAGCAATTCAAGTTTCTGTAAACTTAACTAAGGAGCAGCAATGCGATCAGAAGAACTTAAAGCATTAGTAGAGCAGTCTAATATCCCAGTAACTTTTGTTCCTTCTGTGTTTAATCCTGATCTAAAGCCAAATAGGTGGTGGAAGGATATTAAAACATGGTGGCCTGATTTAGACGAGGCGGAAGATGCAAACACTTACTGAGGATGTTCTTAGCCCGTATTTGGAGCCAGAACAGCAGAAAAGCATTAAATCTGCAAACCTCTTTACAAAGGAGGTTTTAGACTACTACCTTGTTGGCGAGACTGCTACTGGTATAAAACTACCTTGTGGCAATCCTAACAAATTTAGGCTGCGAGGCGGAGAATGCTCTATCCTTGCTGGGATTAACTCATCAGGGAAAAGTTTGTTTGCTGGGCAGATCATGCTTGGTGCTATGGAGCAGGGATACAAGTGCCTTTCTGTGTCTTTGGAAATGTCGCCTAAGTCCCAGTTGGCTCGTATGTGGCGACAAGCGTCCCTCAAGATGCAGCCTACAATTGATTTTGGGCTAGGCTTTAACTCTTGGGCAAAGGACAAGTTGTACTTCTGTGACAAGCAGGGAACTATTGATTTACCTACGCTGATGTCAATCATCAGGTATACAGTCGCAGAGTACGGTGTAGACTTTATTCTTGTAGACAGCCTGATGACCATAGGAGGCATTGCTAACGATGACTACACTAAGCAGAAGCAAGTCGTATGCGAAATTGCTGATGCTGCCCGTGACCTTGATTGCCATATCATGCTGGTAGCGCATGCTAGAAAATCTATGTCTGTACGCGATAAGATTGACAGGTTCTCTATTCGCGGCGCTGGTGAGTTGGCCGACAGGGTAGACAACGTGTTGCTTATGGGTAGATACTACACCGAAGAAAATGATGACGAGCCTGATGCTTACCTTGCCATATCAAAGGCTAGACACTGGGACATGGCTGAGTGCGAGATAGACTTGTGGCTACATGATGAGTCGCTAAACTTAACTGAGGAGGGAATACTGCCTAAGAAACTGGAAATGGATGATGAGTAACTGGAAGAACTTCGAACGAAGGGTTGCCAAAATATTTGGCGGCGCAAGGATACCAGTTAACGGCAGGGCTGAGTTAGATATAGATCACCCAAAATACGGTATAGAATGCAAGTATCGCAAAGTCCTACCTGATTGGCTTTTTGGCAAGGCGGTTAAGCAGGCCTTGACCGGAAGCAAGAAGTGTGGTAAAATACCCATAGTTGTAATTGGTAAATATAACAGTTCTGATATCCATGTGCTTATGGATATCCAAACATTCTTAACTATTACAGGAGAAAATGATGTCCAACATGCAAGTTCACCCGATGTTTCGTAGCATCCTTAATAACTTTTTTGATGATAGACCTTTGTCGCAGCAATTGCTTAGTCCTATTAAGTATCAAAAAACAGAAGTATACGAGAGCGGCACTGGCGCTGAAGATGACCCTTTAATCTCAGTGGAGACTAGGTACGAGCCAGTAACTAAGCGCTGGAAATCTTGGACAACAGAATCTGGGGAGTTTCATCGAATCGCATTGGAGGATTAATGGATCGAATAGAACTAGACCTTAAACGCCCATTTGAACTTAACGAACTTTTATGGCGCGATGGTTATGGGAAGGGTAACAAATCGCTTGTGTACATTACGGCCCGTACAGCGCAAAACAGACTAGATAAAGTGTTTGGGCCAGCAGGCTGGCAAGTATCCTATGACTATAAAGGCGACAGGATGCTATGCACTGTGTCTTGTTTGGTTAAAGGTAACTGGGTTAGTAAGACAGACGGCGCTGGCGACACTAGCATCGAAGGCGAGAAGGGAGGTATCTCTGACGCATTTAAACGTGCTTGTGTTGCTTGGGGCATTGGCAGGTACTTGTACTACCCTACCGCTTTCGACCAGAACAAGCAGCCAGCACATTGGGCAACGCCTGAAGGCTACGATAAGATCATGGCCGTGAAGTACGAGGATGAACTTAAGGATTGGGTAGAAGAATACAACAGGAAGGCCGCATGAACGAGTACCAAAAGTTTATCCACAAATCTAGGTATGCTAAATACTTAGACAGCGAGAAACGCAGGGAGTCTTGGGAAGAAACCGTCACACGATATATTGATTTTTTTGAGAAACGTAGCGACATAAACCTTTCCAAGGTAAAGAAGGCGATCATTGATATGGATGTTATGCCTTCTATGCGATGCTTGATGACTGCTGGCGAGGCTTTAGATCGTGACAACGTGGCAGGGTACAACTGCGCGTATCTTGCTGTTGACTCTCCTAGGGCTTTTGATGAGACTGCTTACATACTAATGTGTGGTACTGGTGTAGGGTTCTCTGTGGAGCGACAGTTTATCTCCATGCTTCCTGATGTTGCCGACGAGTTCCATGACTCCGATACTGTTATCGTTGTGGCGGACAGTAAGATAGGTTGGGCTAAAGCCTTGAAGGAACTTGTTTCTTTGTTATATGCTGGGCAGATTCCCACATGGGATTTGTCTAAACTGCGTCCAGCAGGGGCTAGGCTAAAGACATTTGGTGGTAGAGCGTCTGGCCCTGATCCTCTGGATAAAATGTTCAAGCACTTTGTATCTGTATTTAGAGGCGCAGCAGGGCGCAAGTTAAACTCTATCGAGTGTCACGACTTGATGTGCTTTATTGGCGAGTCTATTGTAGTGGGTGGAGTAAGGCGCTCTGCCATGATTTCTCTGTCCAACCTCACTGATGAGCGAATGCGTCACGCCAAGTCTGGTCAGTGGTGGATGGAGAACCCGCAACGCGCCCTGTCTAACAATAGCGTTTGCTATACTGAGAAGCCCGACATGGGAATCTTTATGCGGGAGTGGCAGTCGCTTTACGAGAGTCGCAGCGGCGAAAGAGGAATATTTAACAGAGAAGCGGCAAAGAAAATAATTCCAGACCGTCGAGATGATGCTTACGCTTTTGGATGTAACCCATGTTCTGAGATCATACTAAGGTCTAAACAGTTCTGTAATCTTAGCGAGGTAGTCTGTAGGGCTGATGACACGCTAGAAACAATCAAGAAGAAGATTGAGATTGCTACGATCATAGGTACAATGCAGTCTACCCTCACTGACTTTAGGTATCTATCTCCAGCGTGGAAGCGTAATACTGAGGAAGAGCGTCTTCTTGGTGTTAGTTTAACTGGAATCATGGACTGCAATGCTCTTATGCTTGCAACTGATTCTGAATTAAATGACCTAAAGGAGGTAGCGATAAAGGTCAACAAGAAGTACGCCAAGATGCTGGACATACCTGAGTCTGCTGCAATCACATGCGTCAAGCCATCTGGAACGGTTAGCCAACTTGTAAATAGCAGCAGCGGGATTCATCCTCGTTACAACGACTACCTAATTCGTAGGGTAAGGAACGACAAGAAAGACCCGCTTAGTCAAGCAATGATTGATGCTGGCTTTCCTGCCCACACTGATCCGTATAATACAGAGGCGTGGGTATTTGACTTCCCCCAGATGTCTCCAAAGGGTGCTGTTACTAGGCATGACCTGAGCGCTTTGGATCACTTAGAGGTGTGGATGCGCTTTGCAGTACACTGGTGCGAGCATAAGCCATCTGTTACGATCTACGTTAAGGAAGAAGAGTGGATGGATGTCGGCGCTTGGGTCTGGAAAAACTTTGACCTTATGTCTGGCGTATCGTTTCTGCCTAGCGCAGATGAAGCACATTCATACGAATCAGCACCTTACGAGGACATTGACAAGGAGGAATACAAGGAATTGTCAAAAGCAATGCCTGATAAACTAGATTGGGACTCTATAGTAGAGGTAGAGGATGTTACAACCAGCAGTCAAGAACTAGCCTGCGTAGGAGGTGCTTGCGAAC